CTCTTTTGCTTGGCATGGGATTCCACGTCATAATCACTCCGCCTCTTCGTCCTCGGCGGGCAGATATTCGCCTTCGAGCGCCTTGGTCTCCTCATCTGAGATGGGGTATCCGAGGTCTTCGAGCGCCCGATAGTAGGCCTGGGCGATGGTGATGTCGTCCTTGTCTGCCCACGTGCTGTGGTCGATGATGGCTTCCATTTGGGCGCACAGGATGAGCAGGAGCTCACGGTTCGCGGCCCCCTCCACGTTCTGACGGCGATGCAGTTCCGTGAGGTTCTGCTCGCAGTAGAGGTCCACGTCGCCGTCCTCGATGACCGGCAACGGCGAGGTGGTCAGCGCGTTGTAGGCGTCGAGCACCCTCTCGTCGTTGTCCCACCTGCGGCTGGCGATGAGGCCAGAATAGCCGTCGGTGCCGGTCAGGACGAGCAGGCTCAAACGGGTGTTGGCTTTGCGCAGTTGTCCGCCGTTGAACCGGGTGGCGTGCTCCCTGATCCAGACGAGACGCAATTGCGCGGCATCATGCTCGAAGCGTTTCCGCCGGTCCAACCGTTCCTCGGCCAAGGCGTTCTCGCGTTCACGGGCCGCGTCCCTGGCATCGCGTTCGGCGATCTGCGCGGCGCTCATGCGAGGGAACGCATACACCGTGGTGTCGGCGACGCGCACCACGGGCCCGTCCGTCGGATGCTTCACCCGCCACTGCTTCCACCAGTCGGCCAGATCCTCGGGCCGGCCATGGAACACGTCACAGAACCCGCATCCATCCGGTATCGACCACACGGAACCGGATTCAGGCTCTTCCACCGGCACTTGCAGCTCGAGGAACACGGCACGCACTGCCACACGCCACGCCTCGTCCTTCAACCGCTGGCGCAGCTGATTGGCCTTCCACGCCCAATTGTTCGACCCGGCCTGCGAAGCCAGCTCCCTCATCATGTCGGGATGCTCCTCGAACTCCGCCAACTCATCCAACTGGGCCAGAGACAACTGCGCGAACGCCTTCGACCCGGAACGCACATCAGCCGGAATCCGAGCGATCCGCAACCGGCCACGCACGAACGACTCGCTACGACCCGTCTTCGACGCCAACTCACCCACGTTCGCACCCAGGTCAAGCAGACCCTGATACCCGTCAGCCTCCTCCAACGGCGTCAAATCGGAACGCTGGCAATTCTCCACCAGCATCAGCTCGCGTTCGGTCTTCGCATCCAACTCACGCACAATGCACGGCACCCGTTCGATGCCGGCCAGCTTGCACGCCGCCAAACGACGATGACCAATCACCACACGAAACAGGCGCTCGCCGTGCTCCTCATGGTCGGGTGTGACCACGAGCGCCTGCTGCAATCCCTGTTCGCGGATGCTGTCGGCCAATTCGGTGACGTCGCCCACGTCCCTGCGGGGGTTGTTCGGGTTGGGGATGAGGTTGGTTACGTTGATGTCGATGATGTTGATAGACAATTCGTCGGGTCACTGCTCCTTAATCGATGTGCTGAGATTCTGGTGCGCGGGCAGGTGCGGCAGACGCTTCCTGCGACGGCGTTGGCGCTCATGCTCCAGTTGCTGGCGTCCGTGCTTGCGTTTGCTCATGATTCAGTCCTCCTTGATTTCGCCGGTCTTCGGATCCACACCGCCAGTGGGCAGGTCACGCCACGGATCCAACAGACTGCGCTCGATATCCGCCTTCACCACGCGCTCGCGGGCCTCGACGGGATAGTTGATGAGGTCGTTGACCGCGTTGGCGGCGTCGAAGATGTGCTGCGAGAGGTCGCAGGCGTCGTACAGGGCGTCGGTGATGGGGTCGATGTTCTTGTATTTCTCGATGTATTCGTCCTTGGTGGCCAGGTCGAGCATCTTGCTGGCCGCGATGCGGAACGCGGCCGCGGCGTCCTTCATGCGTGATGCCTTGGCGGTCAGGGCGAGCAGCATGAGCGGTGTGATTTCGTCGGGAATCAGCGCATCCTGCACGCCATCGGTCTTTTTCTTTCGTGACATTGAATCTCCTTAGAATTCAGGGTCGGAATCGTTTGACGGGAAATCGGTGGAAGCGCCGAAGCCCGAGCCCGGCGTTGCGGGCATCGTTTGGGCCCACGGGTCGCCTTGCTGCACGCCCGGCTCCACAGGCGACGCGGGAGCCTGCGATTGCGCCGGTGCGGGAGACTGCGGCTGTCTGTTCTGCCAGCCGTTCTGCGCGGGTCCTCGGTTGGGGTCGCCGTACGTGCTGCCGCCCGCGTAGCCGCCTCCGGCCTGCACGCGCGTGACCTGCGCCGTCGCACGGGTCAACGCGGGCCCGATCTCCTCCAACCGCATCTCGGTCACCGTGCGCTGAGAGCCGTCCTGCGCCTGATACGAGCATTGCTGGAGACGCCCGCTGGCGATGACCCTCATGCCCTTGGCCAGGGTGGCCACGATGTTCGACGCGAGCTTCTGCCTTTGGCTGTCCCATGCGGAGCAGTTCATGAACAGCGTGTCCCCGTCCTCCCACTGGTTCGATTGGCGGTTGAACTGGCGGGTGCTCGATGCGATGGTCAGGTTCGCGACCGTGCTGCCGTTGCCCAGGGTGCGCAGCTCGGGGTCGCGCGCCAGGTTGCCGATGATCGTGAGCATGGTCTCGCCGGCCATCACGCCTCACCGTCCAACGCGCGCAGCAACTCCACCGCCGCGCCTCGCACCTCGTCCGCCAAATCGAACAGCTCCCAGTCGGCGTCGTCCATCACGCCGTCCGCGAGCATGGAAGCGGCGCCGTACGCCTCATGCGCGAGTTCACGTCGCGCATCGGCCAGCTCGGCCTCCACATCGGACGTCTTGGATTGTGCGGGCGGTGCCGGCGGCTGGGCGAAGGCGCGCACCAATATCACGTCGTTGGCCTTCAGCGCTTCGGCGAGCATCGCCTCCAACACTGGCAATGAGGGCTTGTTCGGCCCCGCGTCCAACGCCAGCAGCAGGCTCTCCGCCACATCCGCCGCATTGGATCGCTCCGGTTTTTCCTTGGTCTCACTCAATTCGGTTTTCCTCCTCTGTAATCGGCTTTGGACGCGTATTCCACCAGCGCGCTCACTTTCCTGTTTTGACGGTCCACGTCCACCTGCTCCGCGTAGGGCAGCAGGTAGATGTACGGGTTGGCCGTCTGGCTGTTGCGGTCGCATATCCTGTCCCAGAACTCCTCGATCAGGTCGGCCGGAGGCCATGACATGCCCTCATCGGTGATGGGGCACCACATCTCTATGCGGCCACTGTCTGCTGCTGGAGCCCGTTCTGTTCTCCCCAGGCGATCACCTCCCTGACCGGGTAGGCGACGCGGCGGGTATCGCGTTTGCGGTGCTCGCGTTTGCCGCCGAGCTTGACGAATTTCGGGCCTTCGCCCCGGTATCTCCATACGCCGAGCGTGCCCACGGTGGGCGAACCCCCGAAATAGGCGCTCACCTTGTCTGCCTTCCAGTAGGCGACGCCGTCCTGGACGATGTCGGGCGGAATCATGGCGCTCATGGTGGTATCCTTTCTCCTGTAGCTGTTTTGCTTCGCCCACGTTGCCGCGTGGGCTTTTTCTTTCCCCGAAGGGCGTGGACCGTGCCGAATCGAACGGCTTCCCGCTGTTTGCCGCGCGTACATGACACCGCGATCTCCAGCGGGGGCGAACCTGCCGGCCCCGTGCGCCGCACCCGCTGGGGATGGGGTGCGACGCGAATGGTGTTAGCGACTGTCCTTGTCGATTGCCGGGGAAGGAAGAACCCCGGCAAGCCTTTATTCGTCGACTCCCGCCTCGCTTGCCACGAGGCACAGGAGCCGCAGGGGGACTCCCAGGAACGCGACCAGCGAGCAGGCACCGTTGGCGAGGGGAGTGGCACAAGCCAAGTGCGTCATCAGCCAGACAAGGCAGACCACGAACGCGACGGCGCAGATTGCCAGCCCGCGCATGAACCGTTTCGACGGGCCGCCGTCGGCCTTGCGATAGCCGGACGCGTGGTGGCCGTATTCCTTGGTGTTCATGGTTCGCCTCACTTGGGTTGGACGAGGGTGTTGGACCCCTCGGGCGTGACGATCAGCTGGTCGGCATTCTGCAATGCGTCGATGTAGTGCTGTCTGAGCACGTTGTCGGTCAGCGAATCGTTCAAAACCTTGTTCGCGTCGGCCTCGCCCTGCGCCTTGATGCGTTTCGTCTCGGCCTTGGTCTTCTCGACCTCCTGCTCGTTCAACGCCTTCTGCTTGTCGATCTCGGCGGCCTGCGCCTCCGCGTACTTCGAGGTGATGGACTTCGGGTAGCGGACCTCCTGCACCGACACCTGTTCGACGCGCAGACCCATGCCCTTCCATTTCGCGGTCAGGGCCTTCTGGATGGCGGCGGTGTACTTGCTGCGGTCGGTCAACAATTGGATGGTGTCGAATTGGCCGGAGACCTCGCGTGGCACGCTGCGCACGTCCACCGCTGCCACCGATTTCACGAATGTGGTCTGCTTGCCGTAGTCCTTGTACAGGTCCATCGCGTACTTCGGGTCGAGCGAATAGTTGACCTGGATGTCGATGTCCGCCTGCGCGCCGTTCTTGTCGTTGACGGTGACCTGCGGGCCTCGTGCGGAGCCTCCGTCGTAGTCCTCCTTGCCCTTGGCCACGTAGCTGATGACGTTGTTGCGGGTGTCGTATTTGACGGTGGACTGCCACGGGAGCTTGCCGTGGAATCCCGCGTCGGCGGAATAGCCGGCGATGGAGCCGCCCATGTTCTTCAACACAACGACCTCTCCCGCGTCCTGCGAATACAGACATGCGGGAATCATCAGCAGACCCGCCACGACGATGGGGACAAAGCCGAGGGTCGCGCCGCCGCCGCCGGTGGCGAGGGCGACGGCGATCATGCCGACTCCGATGAGCAGGAGGATGATTGCGATGATGAACCAGACCATGAGGTTCCTTTCCTTGGATTATGTGTTGGCTCACCTCCCCTAAGCTGGGTATTGCCTAACTACCAGCCTTGAGAGGAGGTGAAAACTAAATGACCAATCGTTTGCATTTGGGATATGAGGACAAGATTTGGCTTCTTGCCGATTCCGTGGATGTCAAGGATCTGCTTGAGGATCTTTCGGAAGCCGCCAAAACCGGTGCCGTGGTGGAGACCTCGGTACGGCGTTCGTCGAATTCCACGGCCGATACGAGCCTCGTGATCAACCCGGCCGTTATTCCGTACTGGTTCGTCGACGAGTCGCAGCCACAGCGGGTGGGGCGTATCTACTGACGTAGCTGTTCCTCGATTCGTTCCATAAGGCTTTCGTCGTGCACCATCACATACCCCGTGAGGTGCACGGCGATTGCCCCGCCAACCAACAGCAACGTCACGCCGTACCCGATGAACCGAACGGCCAGCCTGTACATGTCGCGGACTTCCATCACTTCACCTCGCTTTCGGCGAGCGCTGGGATGGTGTTCTCGGCAGCGAGCGCGGGATCGGTGTTGTCGGCGTTGAGCGCGTTGGCGAGTGTTTCGAGTGGGTCGCCGCCTGAGAGTTGTTGTGCGGCGATGAAGGCTGCAAGGCTGATGTCGTCGCCGTCGAGCCATTTGGCGACGGTCATGCGGTTGCGGCCGCAGGCCTCGGCGATGCTGGTCATTTTGGTTTTGGACAGGAGCACGCGGGTGCGGGTGTCGTGCACGGCACGTTTCGTGGCTTCAACTGCTGGTAGATTAGGCATGTGTTGACTCCTTTGACTGGTTGGAGGTTATGGTGAATGCGGCTGAGTATCTGATTGGCTTCTTCGAAGCCGGGACGACTGACGAAGCCGACAGGCAGGGGTATCGGTTTCCTGATGTCGTGCAAGCCCTCAGCGAAGTCGAGTCAGCGATTGACTCATGGGAGTCCATGGGTGTGGATGTGCATCTGATGAGGTCATGCCTTGAACGGTGGAAGAAGTCGGCATTAAACACGTTCATGGACATTGATGAGCTGCGGTGGGACATGTCGATGTTCACCCATGCGAAAACGCAGGAGAAACTTACCGACGGCGATCTCATGGGACTGCAATCCGTAGCCGAAAAACTATCGGCTTCCACCGTCTCGTACTCCGAGGATGCCCGGCAAAAGATGAGGAACATGATCGAGGAAGCCGTCAAATGCGTCCGTGCGGATGACAGTCTGCCCTCCGACTTGCTGGCGTACTTGTCCCGGTTGATTCGCGAAGCCCGCGAAGCGTTGGACGAATACGAGCTGACCGGCGACTTCAAGCTGTCGGTGGCGTTCGACCGACTGTGCAACGCATTACGAGTGGCCGAAACAAAAACGAAGAAGCATCCCGTGTGGGAAAAGTTCAATGAGCAGTTCATGGTTCCTCTTATCGCTCAGGTCGGGGTGAATGCTGCGGTGTACGGTCTGACCGTCGCTCAGGTGCTGCCTGCGATCGGTAGTTGACCTCGGCAATCAGGTTGTTGACCGCCGTCATCTCGTACTTGTCAATCGCATCGGCGGTCAGCTTCCCCTCGCGCAACAGGCGACGCATATCCGTGCAGAAACCCATCACGAGATTCATGTACAGATACAGCTCCCTGACCGGAATCTTCCTGTAATCGATCCGTGCCATCTCAACCACCTCCTATAGCGTTTGCTCTAATGAAATTGAATATAGCGCCTGCTATATTTTGTAGCAAGTGCTCGGCGTGTCTGCTATAGTTGAGCTCATGAGCACGAACAAGCGAGAGCGAACCATCGTCGATGATGTGTCCGCAAAAATACTCGACAGAGTAATCAATCGAGCGGGTATGAATAACTCAGCAATTGATCGAGCGTCGAAAAGCGCAATCGGGTACAACCGAGTACGTGATATTCGCAATGCCCTTAAAGCGCCAGTGAGACTATCCGAGTTTCTTATAATTTGCGACGCTTGTGGTGCCGATCCGGTGCAAACCCTACGCGAGATCATCACCGAGGCAAGACGCATGGAACTCGAACAACAAACCGCAACGACAAAGAAACCCGCCAGCGAGCGCTTTGTTGTTGATGAATCTACTTCGGAGCCTGACTGGCTGTCCATGGCCGCGAAGCATGGTGATATTGAGGCCGAGCAGGAAGCCTATGAGGAGATGCCATGAGCGAGGACGCTTTGGAATACATCGCCCTGCAATGGGCGAGCCGAATACACGACCGGCCACTACCGGACAAGCTCGAAGGCGTGTACGACGCGGAGCATAACGAGATCATTCTCAGCGACAAGCTCTCGCCTGTCCAGCGCCGGTGCGTGCTGGCGCATGAGATTAGTCACGCCAAGCACCACGACATCGGGTGCAAGACCGATGCCTACACGGAGCAGCGGGCGGACGTTGAAGCCGCCAAAATGCTCATAAGCCAGACCGACTACGTCACTGCCGAAATCCTGTACGGCAACGACGAATGCGCAATAGCAAGAGAACTGAGCGTAATGCCATGGATAATCAGGGCATACAAACAATGGCTGCACGATAGCGTAGCCATCTGAAGAAAGAAGAAATAATGACCGAGCCAGCACCCATGTCGGCACAACCACCGGCACCACAAGACGAACAGCCGGAAACTGTATCTCCGGCACCACACCCGGCAGCGAAGAAACTTCCGATACCCGCCATCATCGCCATCACGGCGGGCGTCGGGCTGGTCATCGGAC